CAATAGTAGTCAGTGACTTCTCAATGAACCAGCCGCCTGGTCCTTTGAAACCGTGATCCCAAATGCGTACGAACGGAACGTCCTCGCCTTCAGATGCAGGAAGAAAACGTATAACGGCATAACCGTTACCCGCTTTGTCGACTTCTGGTTGCCAGAAACGATCATCGTCGTTTTCCTTTGTCTGGGGAGTGTTGAGCTTGTTCAGCTCGCCTTGAAGTTTAGACAGGTCGTTACGACCGCGTGATTTCATATCAGCGAATGACATATATGTCTCCTTTGTATATCGTAATATTTCGTAGTATTAATTTTATCCACATACTCATAACCAATAGACTATTTATCCCTCAATTCAGGGAAAAGGTCAACAAGTTCTGAAAATATTTTCTTCTTGTCATAAGATAAAAACGGTTTGTACTTTCGAAGCAATTTCTGAGTCTGAGGCCAGACAACAGGATCATTGATTGCTTCATTCCAGTAGTCAAAGATCTCGTTTCTGAAGACGTCATTGATAATGATCAACGTCTCTTTTGAGATCTTGTTTTGATAGAACAACTGGAGTGCGTGCGGATGTTGGCCATCCGTCTTAAAGTTATCATAGAATGGCTCATCAAGCTGACCAATCTCGTTTTTGAAATTGTACGTCAGTTTCTCTTGTGTTCCTTTCCATTTCAAATATACTTCATCATCGGGATTATCCCCAATGTAGAAGTCACCTTTCTCAACAAAATTAGCAAGGAGGAAATGTAGGGGATCTTTCTTCTTCGATATCTTATGAAAGAAGTATCGATCCCGTCTCCTCAAGAAGCTCTCTTTGTTAGCCTTAACGCGACCATGATATTTGAAGTAATCATAAGACTCTGTCGTAAAATGCTGCTTAAGAGCAAGATACATCGTGTATACAGAAAATGCATCCGTCATAGAGGAAGTCTCGCAGACCTAGGTAGAAAGTTTAAATCCTCTGCTTCAATTTGTATCTTCGATTTCAATGTTTGGTTTGCTCTGACAAGAGCCGCAATTGACTCAATCTCAATTTCATTCTTTTCGCAGTAATGCAATACTGCGTCCATGTATTCTAGGCTGTGGTTCTTAACTAGTTGCTCGATCTCTCTTGCAAACTCGCTGCTTGTCTTCACTTCTATACTCATGCAATATAACGACTCGCTGTGTTTTCAATCCATAAATGAGCTTGTACTTCTCTATCCTTTCCGACAAAAAAGTTGATATACGTATCCCACGTAACATGATCTATCATACACACCATTACTTGATTATCAGTCTCAGAGACTTTGATCTCCCAATGGCCAAACAATGCTGGCTCATGCGATATGAAAAAGGTCATATAGGTTCTCCTAAGCACCTAAGTATTTAGGAAAAAGGCAGGGGCATTGCGCCCCCGCAAACATTATGCTGCTTCAGCATACTCCACAGCTTTATTTAAAGCCGCAATCTTACGCTGACGATTAACACCATACCATGCAGAAGTCAGACGGGAGTTCTGACTCTTACCTAACTCGTGGTCGGTAAGATAGGTAACAGCATTGAAAGCCTGCCACCAGGATCCACGAGCGAACTCGGCACCAGGTTGAGTATCGATCACCTCGAGGGCACGAGTAGCAGCCTTTGAATGTGGCTGGATGATCGAAGTATCAACCTCGTTCGCCTTGTAGGTCTTAGGGAACACTTCGTTGAAGTAGTTGATAAGACCTTCCATCGAAGCCTGCTTCGAACCAAGAAATGCTGACATCTCTTTGTACTGAGCGAGCTTCTCTTTGGCAACACCCATCATTGCCTTAACCTCATCAGGATTGAACTCCTGGCGGTGGCTAAGACGTACTACCTTATCTGACTCTCCTGCCAGAGCATAGTTGAGGGTGTTATTGCAAACGACACGTACGTTGGTTAGACGAATGTCAATTGCAGCACCAAACTTGTGAGGATTAGTAAACAGAACATACTGCTCAGTCACATCACCGTTAAACAACTCGAATGCATCCTTGGTCTTACCAAGAGCCCATACGAGCTTACCATTCTGAAGAGAACCTGCAGTATGCATTTCCATCTCTCCAGCAGCGCAGAAGTCATTGAAGAACTCAAACGCTTGTTCATTCTGAACTGGAGTCCAGTCCTCAGAAACAACATCAAGCATACGTCCGTCAGACTCACGAATCAATGCTTGCTTCTTACCAGCGCGAACCTGGCGATCACCAACATTATAGAATAGATCAGACTTACCTACGGTCCAATCAAGACCAGCAGCCTCTTGCATTTGAGCAGGAGTCAAATCAGCAGGAACAGGGACACCGAGTCCGTGCCATGGAGTTTCACCTGCGTACGCCATTGTTTCAACATTATGTGCCATAACAAAATATCCTATTCAATTTTTCAGTTTGGGTATCATCCCACATTGTTAATGTGAAGTCAACGCTTTTCTTCAATTTTTTTGTTCAATCCAGTAAAATTATTTGGATCGATTTGATCGAGGACCATTCGACGAAGAGCTTCTACATACGCATCGTATGTCTTGATTGCAAACTCTGCCTGGCGTTCGCCAGGAACAAACAAGTCCTTGAACTCCTCAGCAGTGAGGTCTAACTCTAATTTAACCTTCATCTGGAACCTCAATGATCTTGCCGATCAACATCCAATCTTCGATCCGCATTTGAATCTCTGTGTATTGCTCGAGATACTTACGAGCCTCTTTCGCTGTTAAAAAGATCTTTGAATCGATCTTGTTCTGAATTTTTGGCTTAGCCAGAAATGCCATCTGATACTTCCTCTACTGTAATTTTGTATTTCTTTCCATTCGCATCTACCACGTCAACATACTTTGTGGTTGTTTGCATGTAGCCCTCTTCAGCTAGATCATAACTGACTTTGAGACCTACCATAAACCCATTGGTAATTGTACCAATCTTTTCTTTGATCGCATACGCAATCATATCACAATACGCTAGGGTCATTAGTAAAGCCCTCCTGGAATGAGATAATAATCTAGAAGGATCATTCCACATCCAACGATGATACCATATCCTACTACTATCAACATCTCACCAACTGCTCTTGTATCCATTAGTAGACCTCCCCGGCATACTTACGACCGAGCTCTTCAACGAAGGCGCGGTTAGATTCAGCCCGAGAGTACTCTTCGTACTTCTCAACGTCCGAGCGAGACTCGATCGCCTCAAGCTCTTCTTTAGCAGCGAACACTGCTTCCATCACTTCTGAGTACACTTCGTTAACCATTACTCACTCTCCAATATATCATAATATCTTTTCAGCACATCAGTATACGCTATGTTATACTTCAGGGCAACAGTTAAAAGTTCTTCTGTGGGCTCACCAATATCAAAATAGTTTTCTGTCATCTTGATAATCTCATTATTGATCGCATCTTCACGAATATTCTCAACCATTTCTCTGAAATCACTCATCATATAACACTCACCTTCTTAACTAATTCATTGTTAGGGCCAATTATACTACATTCAAAACCAGATTCAACTGCATAATTAGTCGCACTCTCTAAATCATCAAAGTGCTTCATGAATCCGAAGTTATTGAAGAACACTGTATACATCAACATTATACTTCCTCCAAGTATGCATACTCTTCGTAAGGAAGAGGCTCACACTCCGAGGAAAGACCTTTACAAGTCTTCATAAACTCCTCAGCAGCCTTCTCCTCCTCATACTGCTCGCGGAGCTGACGACAAATATTATCGTACGTACGCTCCATGTCCTCGATAGACATTTCGTCCCAATCGAGACGCATGCGACAACCATAAAGGTCCTTCGACGCATCGCTGATACCATTGATCAGCTGATTACGCTTGAAATCTTCAACAGTGAAGATTCCCATGTCATACCAATATGACATGTCGTCTGTGTACTTCGAACACCAATCACCAGGATTAGCATCCATCCAAGCCTGAGCTTGTGCATTCAAAGATTCGATGTGCTGAAGTAATGTTGTCATAATATGTTCTCCTCAATTCAATATAGGCATTATCCCTGTTTGAGTGAAAAAGACAACAACTTTTTTATGTATCTAGGAAACTTTTTTTGGTGAAGTATATCAAGAGGTTATAAGGTTTTCATAAACTCAATGAGATCAAAAATGTGGTTGTCTCGTTTCTCAACAAAGACGAGGGGATTGTCATTATCAACCGCCATCAGAATGACAAGCTGCGACACAGGAATGCCTGTACGTTCTTCAAACATTACAGCATATGCAGCAGTCTGCATGAAGTAGTTTTTAATCCATTCGCGCTTTTTAAACTTGCGTGATGTTTTAAAATCTATGATTGACATCTTACCATCAAATTCAGCAATGCAGTCTACTCGGCCGGCAACTTTGAGGTAATCAGAATATAGTGGGGTTTCAATTCCTTTAATCATTCCAACGCGATCGTCGAGCATTGGTTTGATCTGATTGAATGTGGATATGTTTGCAGGAAGTGCCTGGTCAATTTTTTCAGGGGTTCCTAAAAGATAATGCTCACACATTTCATGGATTGCAGTTCCTCGACGTGACGCTTGAACCATTACACGATTTGCTTCCTCCTCGCCAACTCTCGCACGCCACTCAAGGATTCCTTTTTTGTTGTAGTTTGACAGAACTGTCGTGATTGATGGATAAAGACCGCGAGGGGTTTTGTAATGCCTCTTCCCCTCAACAGCCTCTGTTTCTAAGTCATCCAACTTTACTAAGTCAAGATCAAATTTGCGCTGGGTTGTAGCAATTAATTCAGCAAAGCTGGGTGTTCGCATAATCTATCTTCGGTCCTTAACCTGCTTCTCAAGTTTCTCAATCTTTGCAGCTAGCATATCAATTATCTTAGCTGCATCCTCTACCGTTAATGGCGTTTGTGGCTCCTCTTCTTTGAGTGAACGTGAAATACCTCTGATAGTAGGATAATTGAATGTCATAGGCGACCTCTCTAGAATGTGTTAATTTTGGCCTTTGACCTCTCAGTATAGCCCTGAGAGTGAGCCTTCTTTATTTCTTTTAGTTTATCACGAAATGCATTATCAGGTTTTCTTCCAGTAAGCCCGGCTCCACTATGAAGTGAAGGCGCACCAGAAAGAACTTGCTTGAGGTGGGGGTTGGTAGCGAGATACTCTTCTCGTTCATCGATACGCAGAGAGAGCTCAAAGCGCTCTTCTGTCTCAGTATTTAAGAATGTATAGATCGGCATTA